TGTATATAATGTATAATGTATCTATTATTAAATAAATTGAAATATAATATAAATATAATTAGCATATAAATATAAATAAAATGCTTGGACAATTTGTTCTACAGATCCTGGGAATAACTAAAGGGCGAATTTTAAGCCGACCCTCGGTAAAACTCTCAAAAGAAAATATATCCGACGTTTTAATATTAAAAGATAATACATATATTTTAACATACACACCATCTTACGGTTGCACTGGAATGGCAAACTCGGGCTGTGATGTTTTTGTTGCGCCGTGCCCTCCGGACAGTGAAAGCGAGGGCGACGAAATGTCGTTGGTTACTGAAAATGGCGAAACCTTCACGCATACTATATTCTTAGCTGACTTTACGGAAAAACCCGACAATCACCAAATTATTGCAATTAATCCCAAAATTGCGATTGAATTAATGGAAAGTATCCTAGAAAAAAATTTAATATCCTGTTTGCCGGGTGTTAAAGAGATCAAACGCAATGTGTCTATGTTTTTAGAAGGGAAAGTTGATGCGACCTTCAGTTTTGTTGGAATTTGCGACGATGATGTACCTTTTGTGATGGAAGTTAGTAATGCGCCGTTTGCTGAATATAAACCGGAAGATATACCAGCTATACAGGAAATGAAAGACCGGCAACGGGACCGAATAATGCGCGCCCTTGAACAAGTTCAAGCAAATCAAGATTCCGAAATACCCGTCCCTATGCCCTCACTTTACAACGAGGCAGAAGATGATCACTTTTATAATTTGAAAACCGCATATTTTCCTGAAGCGAACAGTAAGTGCGTTACGCCAGAATTAATTACACGTATTAATAGTATGGCAAATATTGCGAGTGAATCAGCCGTGCGTTGTATTCTTGGCTATATTGTCACGCGAACAGATATAAATAAATTTGAAATTTCTTCGTATAATAAAGAATACCACGAAGCTGTTGCAAATGCGGTGGCTAAAGGTGTATTTATCGTGCCAGTTGTTGTTAGCTGGACATCCGAAGGAGTTTCATTCTTTGTCACCGATCAATTGCAAGTGGTTCAGCCTACTTTGTAAGAACCTACTTTGTAAGAACATATACAATGTAATAAATGTAATCATATAATAAAATATTAATTTATTATATAATGTATAAAATTGTAAAAATACTATTACTTTCTTTTTATGTTAGTTTTATATCAGACCTTGTCTTAAATTATTTATCACGTCAATCATATTCCCCGGCTGCTGTAAAAGCATTGGAAATTTACTTCAAGAGAAAAAATATTAAATCACCAACTTGGCGTGTCATTATTTCGGCAATCAATGCCGGTTTAACAGTTGCGATTACACTACTATTTACGATGGGTATTTACTATTTTCTGCCTATCGGAAGTAGTAATAAGTTTTTCCCTGACACTCTAAAGGAGTTATTAATTTTTTTAGCCTTAGCGTTTCCGATTGGGTATGCGGCGGATGTCCTCATTTATAAAGCAGAGCTATTTGGACCTACATTAAATCCGTATTATAATATTATCGGCGCCGGCTTATGGGGTGCTCTTGCGTTCCTTTTTGCTATTATCGCCTCCTTCTTTTTATATAAAATGAGGATTTAAATAAGTTTGTAGATTGTAATAAGTAAAGGGCTCTTCCCTTTCAAACCCGGCTTCGCCATCTTCTGTCGTCGTGGGGGGGCGAAACCCCATTGTCGTCGTGGGGGGGCGAAACCCCCTGCTAACCCCCCTGCCCAAGAGTTTTGACAATGTTTCATCTGGATTAATTTTTTTGCGATCATCCATCTCTTGCAATCCATGATCGCGAATATATTTGAGGATGTATTGTGTTGCATCGGTGCGGGAAATTGCACTTCCTACAGGGCGGTTCATAAAACAACAGAGTTCAGCCGAAACTTTTGTCGGTTTGGCAAATCCAATAGGTATGGTGATGCTAGCCGAGCTTTTTTTAGCTTCTTTTGATTGCTGCTGTTGACTATTCTTCAACTCTTTTTTTACGTTTTTTTCGATTGCTTTGACTTGATTTTGTATATCATTTAATTGAGTTTTAAATATATTAATAATTTGGTTTAAATTATTAAATTGGGTTGTCAAGTCACTGCCGTCGGGCTTATTTTCGATACTGCAACTGCCGTCGGGCTTATTTTCGATACTGCCGTCGGGCTTATTTTCGATACTGGTGTCGGGCTTATTTTCGATACTGGTGTCGTTGGGTGACGATACACTTGACAAAATATCCAGAGCATTCATGCTTTCCATTTTATATATGTTTAATTATAAACATATATATTTAAATCAATTTTATATTTTAAGCAACATTCAATTAGACAATTCCACCACGGGTTGGCGCTGCCGAGGGCGAGTGGTTTTAGACGTTTGCCTAGTCTGTTGCGTCTCTCTGACCGGTTGCTGCTGTTGCTGTTGCTGTTGCTCAAACTTGCGGCGGGGAACAATCATCCACTCCGATTGATCATTCTTGCTCAGCTGTGGGCGGCGCGTTTCTTGTCGAGGGGCAGATTGCTGCACACTCTGGGTTGAGCGCTGCACACTCTGGGTTGAGCGCTGCACATTCTGGGTTGAGCGCTGTTGTGTCTGATGTGTCGGTGTCTGCTGCTGCGGTGTTTGCTGCTCATCTCGGAGACCGCGCATCTCATTACGCGTCTCGCACATCAACTTACCACCGCGCACTCCATGAACGCCTGCCGCTTGAAATTCATGGTTTTCGCCTTCCATACGCGCAATGGAAAAGTCAACATACTCGCCTTGCACCAGATACTTGTATTGCGTTTCACTGACTTGAATTGCCGAATGATGGACAAAAATATCACGCGGCGTCTCATCGGTTACCGTAATAAATCCATATCCCGCCTTGTTGTTAAACCACTTCACACATCCGGTTGTCATTGTTTGCTGGTCAGTCATTGTTTAATGTTATATACATAACAAATAGCTTTAAGTAGATTATCTTATTTTTATATTATAATATCCTAGCTAAATTTGTTAATATATTGCGGAGATATTCATAATTGGGTTCGTCTGTAAATTTTAAATTACGGCAATATTGAATAAACAAAATAAATTCGCCAATAATCGTATTTGTATAGGTCCAACCAAAAGCTTGTTTAAGAGAGAAGGATTTCTCCTGGCGAGTTTCATGCTGCGCTTGTTCTACCCGCTGCGCTTGTTCTACCCGCTGCGCTTGTTCTACCCGCTCTTTCCGAGCTTGCCAAGGTAATTCCCCCTTATGTAAATAGATCAATATATATCCGATCGATTCCAAATCATCACGGCGGCTCGGGGTAATATGTTGCTGAGTATTCACACTCATATAGCGTGGCGTGCCAATTAATCTCTCGTTTGTTTTCATTTGTATATGTTTATTCCCTTCATCCAAGAATGATCCCGACAAGCCGAAATCAATTAAATAGAGTTCGCTTATATTTTGTGCATTGGTTTTTAACAGAAAATTCTCCGGTTTAATGTCACGATGTATAACGCCTTTCAAATGGATATTTTCAATTATATTCAGCATTTGCAGTCCGAGATGAATGACGACTGGTAGTAGAAGATTTTTTCCATAGCTTGTCAGCAATTGTTCGAGGTTTTGTTCTAATAATTCCATTACAAGGTAATTAAATTGTCCCTCTGTTCCCGAAGCATAGAGAGAAGGAATATTTTTCACATTTTTTATTTTGTTATAAATGGACAATTCATTATGGTTCAATTCATTATCATCCGACGCAGTTTGTTTAACAAGTTTTATCGCCACTTCTTGGTTAGTGTCTTTGTGCCGCGCCAGAAATATTTTGCCAAAAGAGCCCTCTCCGATTTTCCTAATAAGACGGTACGTTTTGGCGACAATAACATGCCGGGCTGCTGACGCTTGCTGTACTGCTGACGCTTGCTGTACTGCTGACGCTTGCATGCATACCTTTATTTATAATTTTACGCTTTATATTTAAATAATAAAATTGATATAAACTTATTTCATCTCTTTAATGTATATTTCCCATCAAATAAAATGGTTGTTATTTGCGATAAACCTTACGATGCTGATACCTTAATCGAATATGACGGCAAACAATTAAGTGATTTTCAAAAATGGGCTTTGAAGGCTATTACGGAAGGCGACAATGTTTTAATAACGGCTCACACCGGCTCGGGTAAAACACTACCAGCCGAGTATGCCATCCAATACTTCACGGCGCAGCAGAAAAAGGTCATCTATGCCTCGCCAATCAAGGCTTTATCTAATCAAAAGCTTTATGATTTGCGCCGTAAATTTCCGACAATTTCGTTCGGCATTCTCACGGGCGATTGCAAAGATAATCCCGAAGCCGATGTTCTCATTATGACAACCGAAATCTTGCGCAATACTTTATTGAATAAAATTATCAATGGGCAGGCACAAGCGTCAGCAGGTGTCCAAGCGATTGACACGGCAGGAGCGTCAGCATCAGCATCAGGACCCGCGCAATTACCGCTCCTCTTTGAAATGAATTTTGAAACCGAACTGGCGGCAGTCGTTTTTGACGAAGTTCATTACATCAATGACGCCGAGCGCGGATCGGTCTGGGAACAAGCGATTTTGCTGTTACCACCGCAAGTCCAACTCATTATGCTCTCGGCGACAATTGACCGTCCGGAGGATTTTGCCGGCTGGATTGAAACCGAAAAACGACAACAGGCGGAAAAGGCTTTTATACAAGTAAAACAAATGTATTTGGCGCCCACTTATACCCGCGTTGTACCGCTCACCCATTATATGTGGCTCTCAGTGCACGAAGGCAGCATAAAAAAAGCCGCCAAAACGCCCTATGAAAAAAAACTGGAGGATATGCGAAAAACGCCGATTATAATTGCCAGTTCAGAGGGCTCTTTCCGAGAAGACAATTACTATAAAGTGAAAGACATCAAGGATTATTTATTTAAACACAATGTCTATACCAAGCGGCAGTTTGTTTTAGAAGATTTGTTAAAACATTTGAAGAGAGAAGGTATGCTGCCGGCGATTTGTTTCGTCTTCTCGCGCAAACACGTTGAACAAGCTGCGCACGAAATCAGTTTTAGTTTGTATGAAGAAGACAGTATGCTGCCCACCCAAGTGGAAAAAGAATGCCGGCATATCTTACAAGCTAAATTGCCCAACTACCAAGAATATCTAAATTTACCCGAGTATTTGAATATTGTGAAATTGCTGGAAAAAGGTATCGCCATTCATCATGCGGGTATTATTCCGGTCTTGCGGGAAATGGTGGAACTGCTTTTTGAAAAAGGGTATATCCGGCTCCTGATTGCCACCGAAACATTTGCCGTTGGTCTGAATATGCCGACGAAAACCGTCATCTTTGCTGGACTAACAAAATTTAATGGTTCGGGGATGCGACTGCTTTTCCCGCACGAATACACGCAAATGGCGGGGCGCGCCGGACGGCGGGGGTTGGACACGATTGGTCATGTATTTCATTGTGTGAATTTATTTGAAATGCCCACGGCGACCGATTACCGACATATGCTGACGGGTCCGCCGCAATCCTTGGTCTCTAAATTCAAACTATCTTTCACGATGGCACTCTCTATGCTGGAGGCGGGAAAAGATATGGCAGCCTTTATGGGACAAAGTTTGTTGTCGACCGATTTACGACGTGAATTGCAAGGCTATGCGGTAGAAGAAGCGAAAACAATGGAAATTGTGAAGACGAAACAAGCGCAAATCGAATTATGCCGAACACCGCAAAGTGCCTTGGAAAGTTATAAAGCGATTGCCGATCGGCTGCCCGGCTTGGCGAACAGTGCTCGAAAGAAGGCGCGCATTGATTTAAATACGCTGGAAGCTGAACATAATTTCATCTTGAAAGATCTCGTGAAATTAGAAGAAGTGTATGCGGCTCTCTCACAACAGTCCAAAGTGGGGAAAGAAAAAGAAAACACGGCGCAATATATTGAAAACACGTTGGACGCTTTACAAAAGATATTGCTGGATAACGGTTTTTGCGGCTTTGCTGGCTTTAGCGCTGGCAATGATTTAAATGGCTTTAGCACCACCACTACTATTGAAGTTAGCCCATCCGGGCGCATCGCTGCCCAACTCCAAGAAGTGCATCCGCTGGCTATGGCAGACTTGTATCTACAAACCTTACAGTTTGCCGACCTGGAGGCGAGTTATTTGGCTGGACTGTTCAGTTGTTTCTATCCCGTCTCGGTTAATGATGAAGTTCGGGCACATTATCCGAACGCCCCTGGAAAACTACGCGAAACCATTTTGCTAATGGGCAAACTGCTAGATAAATATTACAAGGCTGAACAAGATGCGTACTTAATTACCGGATCCAACTACGACATTTGTTATGATTTATTGCCATATGTCTTGTTTTGGTGTGAGAGCAACGATGAAGAGACGTGTAAAAAAATTATCCAACAAGTAAAAACCGAAACTGGGCTCTTTATTGGCGAGTTTGTCAAGGCGTTGTTAAAAGTCAACGCCGTGGCAATGGAATTTGAACGGGTTTGTGAAGCGACGGGCAATATGCTGCTCTTAGAAAAAATAAGAAAAATTCCCCAAATGACTTTGAAATATATTGCGACAAGCCAATCGCTCTACTTATAACATCGCTCACTTATAACATCGCTCACTTATAACATCGCTCACTTATAACATCGCTCACTTATAACATCGCTCTACATATAAAGTTTATTTACCAAATAATTACGATCTTCGGTTAGTTTCATATAAAGAGCTAGGTTGTGTTTTTCATCTTCAATTGCTTTTGATAATTCTCGGTCTTCTTTGTTTATATCTTCAACTACGGTTTTCATGATATTTCTATACTCCACAATATGTAAGAAACACGTTTGTGTTTTTTGAGCCTCCTTACACGATTCATTATAAAGGTCAGTTAATATTTTTTTATTTTCGTTTAGTGCTGCTGCGCCTGCTGCTGCGCCTGCTGCTGCGCCTGCTGCTGCGCCTGCTGCTGCGCCTGCTGCTATTTGACACTCATGATAGGCAATGAGTTCTTCTAAATCTTTATATTTTTCCGCTATGTTTTTTTCGGCTAAACATTGGATTCCATACAAATGCTCGGTCTCATCTAACTCCTTTTGCGTTACTGCATAATAATTACAGGTATGTTTTAAATCGGACTGGCATTTCACTACCTTTTTGGTCGATTTTATATACAGTTGTTCTTGGTCATAAATTGCCAGTGTTAAGCAGTTTATTTCTTCGCATATCGGTTCAAAATTTGTCATTTTCTGTAATAAAAATATGTATAATTATATTATAATTTTCAATTTTTTATTAAATATAAAGCTATAATGCTATATATTTAATATGGATATTCCTGCCTTAAAACAAGAACACGCTGATTTTATTAAACATATAGAGGCGATTGAATATATTGAACGCGTCTATATGGTCGAAGGTATGGGCAACGGGTCATTCGAACAACTATATATTATTAAAATCGGACAACATTGTGACGAACTACGCCGCTTAATTGATAAATTATACGAGACTAATGCACAAATGAATGAGTTGATTGCTTATCGTCAACAGATGCGCTGATTGGGTTTTGGTATATGTAGTCATATGCTTCATATGCTTCTGCTAATGCTTCATCTATAATTGCTTCCTTATTATAACCTGCATTACAGAATAAATTCTCACGGGCTTTTATCCATTCCGAACCCCAGGTTTCAATCGGCTGCTCGCCTGAATTTTCGGTCATAATTTTATTATAATGATATGCGCATATCATTACTTGCTCGGGTGGGTTATTTGTATTTAACATATGGTCATCATCGATGGATGATAAATAGTGAAATATTACGTCATGTTCATGAATTTCGCCTTTACATTGGCGGTCATATATGTAGCCGTCGCATTGTTTTATATTTACGGTTTCACTTGCACTTGCCATTCCTAATGCTGTTTATAATGTTAATTTTTTATATCATATTATAAAAAATTGAAATATACTTGTTTCCGTTGTGTTTTGTATTATAACAACATGGATTCGTTTAAACCAATTAAAATGAAGGAAAAAGATAACTGGGACGATAGCGATGCAAGCGAAGCAGAAGAAATGGAAGAAGAAGAAGAAGAAATAGCAAACGCAGTAGAAGAAGCAGTTGTCTCAGATGACGAAGACGACGAAAAATCACCTGAACCGGATGAAGGCAAAAAATTATATAGCGGTAATGATGACGATTACGAAGACTTTGAGGATGAAGAGGATTACGACGACGATTATGGGGATGAATTAGATCAGTATGATAAAAAGCTCGGGCGATATGTTGCGGTGAAACAAAAGTAGGTAGTAATAAAATAAATTCAAACATTTTCGATAAATATTTTACTAATCCGATTTTTTATTATATACTATATAATTTACTTATAATTTCGTAATCACATTTATTTATAATAAAGGGCATATATTCACAATTCATATCTCTTAAATTCGCAAATCTATTTCTACCATCTATAAATACAATCTCGTTATTATCTATTAATTCTATAAATGGTGGTTTTTCAACTTTCATATTAAATAAATCATTTTTTGATTGAATATATTTGTTTTTGTTTTCTATTTCTAATATATTTGATGAAATATATAGTGATGATTTTTTCCAAGAATTATTTATTTTGTTAATATTACAAGTTATAATTATTGTTTCAAATTCTTTATCATAAAATTCATTGTCAATATTAACATCATACTTACTCATATTATCTATTATATTTTTTGTTGTTATATTCATTTATAAAATTGAATAAAGATATTTTATTATAACTAATAATAAACTCCATAAATAAAACACTCATAATTACACAAAATCACATAATAATGCGTCAAATTGAGAATCCGGCAGTAT